ATTGAGTTCCCTGCAATTCTTCCAGATGATGAACCTGTTTGGCCTGAGTATTGGAGTAAAGAAGATTTATTATCTGTGAAAGCTTCAATCTCAACAAAAAATTGGAATGCACAATATATGCAGGACCCAACCTCAGAAGAGGGTGCAATAATAAAAAGGGATTGGTGGCAAGACTGGGATGAAGAAAGATTACCGAAACTGCTTCATGTGATACAATCGTATGATACTGCATTTTCAAAAAAAGAAACAGCTGACTATTCCGCAATTACAACTTGGGGTATCTTTGAGCCTGTAGAAGGTTATGAGAAATGTATAATACTTCTTGATGCACATAAAGGAAGGTATGACTTTCCAGATCTAAAGAATGTAGCTTTAGAGCAATATAGATACTGGGAACCGGAAACCGTAATAGTTGAAGCAAAAGCTAGTGGTCAACCTTTGATACATGAATTAAGACGTGCGGGTATACCTGTAATTGACTATGTTCCAGCACGTGGACGAGATAAGCATACTAGGATAAACTCGTGTTCTCCTGTATTTGAGTCTGGTATGGTATATGCTCCATTAGATGAACATTGGGCACAAGAGGTTATTGAAGAATGTGCAGCTTTTCCTAATGGACAATACGATGACTATGTTGATTCTATGACCCAAGCTGTGTTAAGATACCGACAAGGTGGATTTGTTTCTACATATTCAGATGATTGGGATGAACCTACTTTTAAAGTTGAAAAAGATTATAAATATTATTAGGAGCTTTTATGAGTAGAAGTAGATTAAGAATCGGGTTAACACAAAAAGGATCAGACGAGGGAGGTTCTACTGGAAGAACTTCAAAACAAATTGAAGATTATCATAGAAGAAAAAGAACTTTTCAATACAAAAAAAATGATAGAGGAAAAGTAATTAAAATTGAAATGTTAACCGGTGGCCAAGCAAAATTAGACAAGAATAAAAATAACAGAATTGATGCACAAGATTTTAAAATCCTAAAAGCAGAAAAAGCAAAAGGTAGAGGCATGGGTTTACAAGATGAGAAGGTTCAACCAGGAAAAGTCATGAAAGCAAAAAGAGGAAAAAGTATCATGACAGAAAAAGTAAAGAGTACAAATTTCGCAGGATACAAAAAAGCATTTGAAGGACCTCAAAACAAAGGTAGAGTATCAACAATCAGTGGAGTAAAACCGACATTACGAGGTGGTAGAAGTAAAACTGCAAGAACAGCAATAACTGCAAGTTCTTTAAAAAAGAATTTAATGAAAACAAAAAATCCATATTCTGATTTAGTAAAAACTACTGCTAAAGGACCTGAGAATTTTATGAAAAGAAGAAAAGCCTTAGCAGGTGCTAGAAGTGTATTATCAAAAACTAGAATTGGTAAAATTGCATTAGGAGTTGCCGCTGCTGGTATTGGTGCTAAAAAATATTTAGAGTCTAAAATGAAAAAGAAAAAAGATGTTAAGAAAAAAAAGAGTGGTGGCATAATACAAAAAATGTATGAAAGCGGTAAGCTAGAAAAATTTAAATTAACTCCAACACAAAGAGCTGATATGGTTAAAAAAGCAAGACTTTCTTTAAAAGCCACTCGAGAATCTTTAACGGATAGAAACCAACCTATGAAAGCACAAAGATTAAGAGATAGCTTACTTCCCCCAAAAAAAATGGGTGGTGGCATGATGCAAAGACCTATGGGTTATGATATCGGTGGTGGTGTCAAAAAAGCTCAAGAACATAAAAAAAAGATTAAAGATAAAGCAGGAACTGCTTTAGGTTATGCAGGCGAAATAGCAAAAACATTAAGTACGGCTACTCCCCTTGGAGTTGCAAAACAAACTGCCAAGCTACTAGTAGAAGATAGAACAAAAAGAAAAAAATCACAAAGAGGAATAAGAAAAAGATTAAATCAGGTGCCGAGAACTTTTCCATCTCCTAAAAGACGTTTGCCTTTGCCTTTAGATCCAAAACAAAAAAGACCACCAAAAGCAGAAACGTTACCAAGAAGAATACCTGGTAAACCACCAGTGTATACCCCTTTAAATAAAGGTGGTGGTGCCGACTCGGGAAAAAAAAATACTGTAGGTACATTAAAACCAAACCCAGGAGATAAGGCTATACATCATTTTGGAAGAAGAGAATCAAAACCATACACAGGTGGGAACAGATCAAGACCAAAAATTCTAGCTAGTGGTGGATCGGTTAAAGTAAAATGCAAACTAGGTAGAAACAAACCTACAAAAATGTACTAGGAGGGACAATGTCCCTGAAGAATATTCTTACAGGACTGGGACGTAAAATTCTTGGAGGAAAAAAAGAATCAGCGTTACCGGCTACCGGACAACAACAAAAGCAAATAACTTACACTCCTAAACCTTCACAGGCACAAGGACAAGAGTTAGCTAAACAAGAAATTAAAAATCCACCAGTAGTTCTTAAAAAAACAAAACCATTACAAATGGGTGATGATCAAGCTCCTGGGTTTGGTTCTTCTACTTATGATTGGGTGATGAGAAAAGGAAGAGGCAAGTATACTCCGGATGAATGGATTGATCATTTAACTTCTACTAGAAAAGTAAACTTTAAAATATTTGGTAAGCCAGCTCAAAAAACTGTAAGAGAACAAAAAAGATTTAAATATGATTCAGGTCCTTTTGCCGGTAAAGAAGTAAATGTATCCAAAGAAGAATTATTTGATTCTAATTTAGCTATATTCAATGAAACCGGAGACCTAACAGGAGGCTTATTGTATGCTGCACAAAAATTTGGATTAAAGTTAGATGCTAACGAAGTGGGTGCAATGTTAAAATTAAATCCTATCAATAGATTAAAACCAGTTGAATTAGGAATTCAAAAAGGAGCACAAGAAAAAATGGAAGTAGCAGTGAAAAATTTAGATTCTAAAATAAAAGATCTAAGAGTAAAATTTAGAGAAGACAGTGATCTTGCTCAACATTTAACTGATTCTGAATATTATCTTCAAGGTATTAAAGAAGGGGGATTAGAGAAAGTTGCGTTTGAGAATTTAAGAACAACATTAAGACTTGCTAAGGCTAGACCTAATATTAATGCAACAGATAAAACTGCTTTAAATAAATTAGAAGCTGACTTAAATAATGCTGCGGGACCTCTTAGAAATGTTAAAACTCGATATGCTAATGAAAATAATTATACCTTACAGGGGGGTAAAGATTACAGAGAAACTATTTTTACTTTACCTGAAGATATTGTAACAAACTCAACTGCTAGAAACAGAGGAGGTCACTTCACAGATACTATTGGTGATACTAACAATATTTATCACATTAGGTACGACACAAGATTTACACCTGAAGGTAAAAAGGTGTTTATGATTAATGAAATACAATCTGACGTAAACCAGAAAATTGCAAAATCTTTAACCAAAGCTCAGCAATTAGGTGGAGAAAGCAGATTAAACCCATTTAATGCGGAACTAGAATTAAATCTTTTAATTAATCAAAGAGGACAAATGTTAAATAATTTAAATAAAGCAATTGATGAACAGAACTTTGGCTCAGTCAATGCTATTAAAAAAAGTTTAGATGATGTTAATAAAAAACTAACAAGACTTTCAACGCGAGATCGAGGTTATGATTCTAAGGTTAAAGATTATTTTCCAATGGTTGAAGCAGATTCTTATGGAGACCATGCAGTTAAATATTTATTACAAAAAGCTGCAAGAGAAAATGTTGATTACGTAGCCGTTGCCCCGTTTGACAAATTAAGTTTTAGACAAGGCTATAAAGCTGGTAATGAAAGATTTTATGGATATGCTAATGGAAAAGGAATTGGTAAAAAAGGTAAGGCAGTGCTTCCAGATGTTATGGGAAAGATTGCAAGATTTTATAATACAAAAGCAGGTTCAACAAAAATATCTTTGTCAGACCCAAGTAAACCATACAAGAAAATAAAAACGGATAGCTTTAGTTATCCAAAAGCTGATGGAACACAAGGCAGAGCTATTAATAGCAAATACCACAGTGATGCTAGTGCAACAAAAGAAGAAGGATATAAATTTATAGAAGCTAGTAATCCTAACTTGTATTTTGATGCATTTGCGATTAAGGTCTCACCGTTAATGAGAAATACACAAAAAACTTACAAGTCTAAAGGAGGACTTGTGGTGGATATATTTAAACCAATAAGGTACAATTAATCATGGCTGTTGAAAAAAATAATGAAACTGTAGTTGAAGAAGATAAAATTGAAGAAACTGTTGTTGATGAACCAGAAGGTTTACCACCTGAAGTAGTTGTTGAAGGTGAAGAAGAAACAATTGAAGAAGAAGATACAGATTTTAATGCAAACCTTGCTGAGAATATGGATGAGAGAACTCTCAAAGATTTGGCAATGGATCTTATTCAAGAATACAAAAAAGATAAAACTTCTAGAAAAGAATGGGAAGATGCTTATATTAAGGGACTTGATCTATTAGGTACTAGATATCAACAAACTTCAAGACCATTTAAAGGTGCGTCTTCAGTTACTCATCCTTTATTAGCTGAGTCTGTTACACAATTTCAAGCACAAGCCTACAAAGAATTAGTGCCTTCAGATGGCCCTGTAAGAACACAGACAATAGGTTTACAGACACCTCAAATCGAAGCACAAGCAGACAGAGTTAAAGATTACATGAATTATCTTCTTATGGAAGAGATGGAAGATTACACAACTGATATGGATCAAATGTTATTTTATTTACCTTTATCAGGATCAACATTTAAAAAAGTTTACTACGATGCAATGCTTCAAAGACCTGTATCAAAATTTATTCCAGCAGAAGATTTAGTAGTTCCTTATTTTGCATCTGATCTTAAGGATTCTGAGAGAATTACACACGTAATCAAAATGACTAAAAATGAAGTTATTAAAAAACAAGCAGCAGGATTTTACAGAGATATAGAATTAATAGAATCAAATGCAGAACCAGATTCAGTACAAAAAAAACTAAACGAACTTGAGGGTGTTAAGGGTACAGGTGCAGATTATTTACATACTGTGTTAGAAATGCATGTTGATTTGAGTCTTGATGATTTCGATGAAGATTTTGATGACAAAGCTAAAAAAATTAAAATACCTTATATAGTTACAATAGATGAAGGCGCTGGAGAAGTATTATCTATATATAGAAATTACAAACCTAATGATGTTACTTACCAAAGAATAGAATACTTTGTTCATTATAAATTTTTACCAGGTTTAGGTTTTTATGGTTTTGGATTAACGCATATGATAGGTGGTCTGTCTTTAGCAGCTACTCAATCATTACGTCAATTGATAGATGCAGGAACTTTAAAAAATTTACCAGCAGGATTTAAGTCTAGAGGTATTAGAGTTAGAGATGATGACCAACCAATCCAACCAGGAGAATTTAGAGATGTTGATGCACCTGGTGGTAATATAAGAGATCAATTTTTTAATTTACCTTTTACAGAACCATCTACAACTTTATATAATCTTTTAGGTTTTGTTGTACAAGCTGGTCAAAAATTTGCTGGCACTACTGATTCAAATGTTGGTAACGATGTTCAAAACAGAGCTGTTGGAACTACTATGGCTATAATGGAAAGAGGCTCTAGAGTAATGTCAGGTGTTCACAAGAGATGTTATTATGCGATGCGATTAGAATTTAAAATTCTAGCAAGAATTTGTGGAGAAAGTTTACCTGAAGCATATCCCTATGATGTTTATGGTGGTTCAAGAGAAATAAAGTCTGCTGATTTTGATAACAGAGTAGATATCTTACCTGTTGCTGACCCAAATATTATGTCTATGGCACAAAGAGTGACATTAGCACAATCACAATTACAAATTGCACAGTCAAATCCTCAAATGCACAACCTACATGAGGCTTACAGACGTGTTTATGAAGCGTTAGGTACAAAACAAATTGAAGCAATTCTTAAACCAGCACCAAAACAACCAGAACCACTAGATCCTGCTAAAGAAAATGCACGTGCATTGCAGATGAAACTACTGGTGGCATTTGAATTCCAAGATCACGATGCACATATTGCAGCGCACATGGCTTTTATGGCATCTAGAATGGTGCAAATTAATCCACAAGTGTATGCATTAATGCAATCACATATATCTGATCACATTTCTTTTAAAGCAAAAGCAGAAGTTAAAGAAATGTTAATGCAAAATGAACAAATGATGGCTATGTCACAACAAGATCCACAACAATTTCAAATTATGTTTGATGCAGAGGTTGCAAAAGTCGCTGCAAGGATAACTCAAGAGTTAGTACAAACAGAATTACAGCAAAATGCATCTAAACAAGATCCATTACTAAAAATTAAACAACAAGAAGTTGATTTAAGAGCTATGGATTTACAAAGAAAAGCAGAAGAGACTAAATTTAGAGCAGAACAAGAAAATCAAAGAGTTGCTGCGCGTCTTGATTACGATTACGATAAACTTATGCAACAAGATGAACAATCAGATGAGCGATTGGACATAGCGAGACAAAAACTTGAGAAGAAATAATGAAAAAGGTCTAAGTGGAGGAGTAAGATCTGGGCCACCGCCTAAGAGAGGACCAAATCCACAAGGAATTAATATAGTTAGGTCTAAACATGCTAAAAAGTTCTTACGAAAGCCTACCAAGAGAACATAAAATAATTTTTCTTGCAGGTATATTTGATGGTGAAGGCAGTTTTGGAATTTGGTCCAAGGGTAAAGGTAGAAAAAAAGAATTTGCCTGTACAATCGAGATGATAGACAAAGATACTGTGCAAAAATTCAAAGATATGTTTGGTGGTCAATTATTTCCTTGTAAAGTTAGACAATCACATCACATTCCAACCTACAGGTGGCGTATGAATGGGTATAGGGCTTTCAAAATTATTGATAAGATGATAGAATTTATGTGTATTAGAAGACAGGAGAAATACAATGTGGTTAAGCGCGATAAAATTGGCGGCACAAGCAGGTACCCACATCTTCAAGAAGCGTC